CCGCCTTGCCGAGCGAGTTAAACCCGCTTGCGGCAGGTGGCCGTGCCAACACGCCCGCCTTGATCGTGTCGAACGCATTTGTGGCTGCTCTGGCTACAGGCTGGCCGAACTTCTTGTTACGTTCCACCGATGTCATGCCCGTGACATTATACCAGAGATCGTCAAAGCCAGTGAGACCCCACGCAAGCGTGGATGCAATTTCACTGTCCCCATACCGTGTCTCGAACGCTTCCGCGCCCGCTACCGTAGGATCAATGTTAAATTGACGCCACGGATTGGTAGTTTCTGGCGCCTCGATGCTAGGCATCATCGGTGCACCCTTTGCCGAGGTCGCGAGCCGGGACGCCGCTGAATAGCTAGCCCCGACTGCGGATGAACCACCGCCAGCACTGCGGCTTGTGGCATCCCATCCCAGCGCTGCGGCTATGCCGCCACCGCCTTTAGATGGCGCAGGGGGGAAATAATTCGCCCCCATCGTTCCGCTACTACCGAGCGAACCGAACCCCTTGAACACAGACCCGGCGAAGGCGTCAATGGTTGAAGAGAGTGCTCCGGAGAACACACTCCCCATTGATGGCACGGCACCCTGTGCCGCCGCCGCCGCCATGGCATTCATGCCAGTGGTTGACGTCGTCGTAAACGCCGACAGTCCACCGGCATTTAGCAAGGTCATCGGATGATAACCGTTGTCGATTGCCGTCTGGTTCATCTTGGCCAAATCCACTGTGTGACTCGTCACAACTGGAACTTTGGCCGCTTCCGCCATGAGTTTCGCGTTTTTCTTCGCGTCCTTGCGGGCGAAGAAGCCCGAAATCAGGCTTCCCAGAAACGCTGTGTGCACTTCCGGGCCTGATGTCGTCGTCATCAAGTCCCATATTACGTCATGCACCCCGGCGTTTCCTTCTTATCAGCACCACCATCAGATCGAACCCGACTGCGGCGAGTGCACCCACACTGTTTACGACGATATCCGCATGTTCTGCGGCTACGCCGTACGTTACGAGTATCGTTGCTATTGTCAGCCCGATCCTCTTAACGGCAGGGGTCAGCAGTTCTTTTACTACCGACCCCAGCGCGTCTGTCTTTTCCATTTCATCACCCCCTTTCGTCATACTTCCTTGAACTGCTTCGCGGGGGTTTGCAAGAGCTATTTCAGCACCATGGCACGTATTTTTTTGACGCACCGCCTCCGGCTCTGCGTTTGTTATGCCCCTCTGGTCTTGCCTTACACTGTTTTTTTTCGTCGCGCGCCTTCGGCGACTGCGGTGCAGGCTCCGTTAGTTTNGTTACAGGCTGTTTTTTTTGCGGGGCTTTTTTAATTACCGTGCTTGGCGTAAAGCCGTGCTGTGTTGGTATGGGCGTCACTAACGCCGCATAGTTGGGTTTTGCCCGAGGGGCAACGTTCCCAGCTCTTGCCATCGCATCCCCGACAACGTCAAAGAGACTGCGGGGCCGTTGTGGCCGCGCCCTGGACAAGTCTAGGGCTTGCGGATTGCTCGTAGCGCGTGGGATGGATTTGCGAAAATCTGGCGTCTTAAGACCGTAGCTTTTGACGCCGCTAATCTTATGTCGCTGCTTGCTTTTCTTACTCATCGTCTGGTTTCCAATCCGTTTCGTAAAATCCCATCATGTTTTTACCGAAGTAAAAACGGTTATGTTCCCGTTTGAACGCCTCCCTTCGTGCGGCTTCTGCAAAATCATCTTTTGTCAGCACCGGCTGTTTTTTTGGATCGGGGGAATAAACCCCCCTCAATTCCTCGTGCCAGTTTTTCTCGATCCATTCGGCTAAGACCTCCGAGACTGGCCAGTCGGACAGTATTCCGTGCTTCATCTGCCAAGCATGACAGAATGCGTTCATGAAATTATCATAGGCCGCACCACGGAGATAGAACTGTATCGGCTTACGTGATTTCTTCTGTTTCGCCTCTGGAAAGGTATAAAATCTATCGTGCGGGACAAGCCCCTGCTCCACCATTTTCGCGGCACGATTTACAAAGTAATGAGTGCCAATCGCTGGTACTTTTGAAAATTGAAACTTGCTCTGCGCCGTTTCATCTTTGATATCCTTTCTTATGTACTTGCAGCAATACTTAACGTGTGCTGGCGTTGGGTGTTTCCAGACCTGATGGCCGTGGGTCCACATGTCATCCCAATACCGCTGGTACATTTTTACGGGGGGGGCTTCTTTTTCAAAGAACATGATACCATGCCAATGCGCCCGCCCCTTTTCTTTTCCGTACTCTCCCGCAATCAGGTAACGGGCTGGAAAGCCGTTATTGCGCAAGCGCTTTAACCAGATTTGAACGTCCGAGTACGTGAGGACGGTTGCCCGCTCGTGGCGATCAATACCGTCCTTGTCCCTGCCATACGTCAGGGTCACAGAGAGCGTTGCAGCTGACGTGCGGCTCTCTGCTAGGCATCGACCCGTCCAATCCTTGGAAACGTTGTCGATGCAAATAGAGCATCTACGACATGCCACAACCGTTCCGTCTGGCAACGTGGTAGGATTTGAGCACATATTATTTTCCTCTCAATTTGTGGCTAGTCAGTAGATGCATACTTACTCAAGGGAATGTAGAGGCCGAAAAAAGCCCCCGATTTTTATCGGGGGCTTTTTTCTCCGTCGCATTTTATTTCGCGACGGGTTTTTCTGCGGGCTTTTCACCGGTAATGCCGTTGAGTAACTCGAACTCCATGGTGTTGAGCGTAAATTGCGCCTGTTTGACGCATTCGTGCTGCGCACGTGGCGTCTCCTCGATCAGAGCCAGCTTTAGCTGGGCCATGATCTGCGCGACACGTACACGATTTTTGGATGACATTTTTGTCATTGTAACACTTCCTTTGCGCGTTCTCGCCATTGGGCTAATTCCCAATGCGCTGGGTCATAGGGACTTTTCCAGTCCCCGCCCCATACTATAGCGATACCGCGCAAATGCGCAACCTCTTTTCCTATATGGCCCAATAATTTCCATTGGTCCTCTGTGAGGTTCCACGCATAGCGGGAGTGTACTATGTCGGCGGCACAATGCTGGTGCGCCCATTGGCTGGTACCGGGTGTTTTCGAGAACCCCTCTTTAAAGAGCCGTTGTTGAGTTTCTTGATCTCTAACCACTGTGTGAGCGTACATGGGTATACCCAATTCTCGACAACGGCGAACCATCGCTTTCTCGAATTCGAGTATGAGCAAGTGAGCCCCCTTTCGGGAGGCTCTCCATTGCTGCTCTTGATACCTTGGATGATCCAAGAACTCATGGTCCACAAGCTTGCGGAGCGCGTCTCGCATGTCGTTAGGGACATTATCGGGCGCAACCTCACCTGTATCCACATCAGACTGATTGTCCATCCTGCTCACCAGTTTCGCTATCGTCGGACACGGGTGGTACCTGCTGAGTGGTTCCATCGTCGGCCACCNGCTCTGTAACAACAGGAGCATTTGGTGCTGGATCGACNACGGCTTGCTGTGCGAGCCTTCGTTCATACTGTGCCTCCATCATTTTCAGACGCCTGTTNAGATTGGCGTTCACTTTTACCATGACCGCCTCAAGGGCGGGGTCTTTGCCGACCGGNTCATGTAGCTTGGTGAATGCTTCTTCGTCAAGGTTTTCNCGATGCTGCAATTCACCATCGCGTGTCAAAATCCAGCAATCAACATCAGCNGTCTTGTTCATGACGAGATACGCGCCGGGAGTGACGAACTTAACCGTTTCGCGCCCTTCAATGCGAGCCAAGAAGCGAGGCTTATCTTCACCATTAATGTGAATATAAATATTGGCTACGCCAGCCGCATTGAAATCCAACGTACAAGGACGGGCTTTCTCGCTTGGGAATGCGACAGCAGAAGTGCCTAGCTGCGCCCAATGGTGTACATCATTTACTACGATCATTTTGGTTAGCCTTTCTGGCTTTTGAGACGGGAGTGTTAGTAGAGGGCGCGGAACCGTAACCGGTTACGCGCCATAACGTTGCTTGGCAACTGTCCTCAAGAGGTGCTTTGCTCCGCAAAGGACTGCCGTGGGGTTCCCTGCCCTTATGGGGCCACTGGTTCCTTGACAATGCGGCTTTGATCGACGCGCTCCATAATCGCGTCGTAATCGCTTTCCGGCAGCGCTTCGATAAGCAACGGACCGAATTGGGTGTTGCCTTCGATAATGCACTGTCCGAGCGTCACGCAATCGAATGGGTCAATGGTGCTTGTCCAGAACGGCTTGAGATGGATATCGGCTGGTACGAGGTACGCATCCTTTGTCAGCGTCGGGTTTTGCGTCTCGACCGCCCAAAGGGCGTTCCGATCCTCGTCAAAGCCCGCATCGACTTCCGGCCGATAGAAGCGCCCCCCGATACCGGGACCAGCGTCATTCCATTGATGGTTTTCTGGCGCATAACCATAGATATCGTCCGGCGTGTCGTGATCCTCGTCAATATACGAGTTGCGAACCGCTACGACTGCTTCCGGATCGAGGTGATCCGAAATGAACGATGGCANATCGTCGGCATCCTCNGCCACAAGGAAGGGGTCTTCCTGNCGCTCGAACAACTGCTCTGGCGCAATGCTGGCGACGATCATCATCACAGCACCCGGAGGGCAACGAGGCACATTAATAGAGAACTCAATTGCCGCCGCACCGTTTACCACGGATGCTGTGAGCGCATCAGCGTCACCGCTGTAACGCTTATGCATCCCAAAGCGGGTGCGGCCCTCCATGATCTTCGTGGGCTGACGCCACGACTGCTCTGGAATGGTAATACCATCCATCAGCAGATCGATAAGCATATCTTCCGAGAGGCCATTATATTTCTTGCGGATGTTTGCAAACACCTGCGCTTTTCTTGCCAGATCGATATTCGCAAGCGAAATCGTGATGCCATCCTGCGCTAGGACGGCGACCGCGCCTTGCAGATCGGCGCGCAACCCCGTCATAGACGTAACATTTTGCGCGCCTACGCTCCCTCCACTATGGCCGAGGCGATTTGTCGCTTCTAAGGTCACGTTCCGCGCCCCTGTCGTGACACCGGCAACCATCGGTGTCCCTGCGACTTCGAGATAGCCCGGATGCCCTGCCGCTCCTTTGAGCACCATATTTTGCTCGGCGACGTTCAGCGCGACCTCGCCTTGCATCACAGCTTGGTCGAAATCCGGCACGATGTGGCTGAATTTGTTTTTTGGCCACAGCGCTTGCGCGAGTGTCTTGTCGTTCAACTCGCGCTGCGGAATGTTTGGCGACACTTCCGCCCGCTGGAAATTGACAAGCGTGTTATACGCCTTCCGATAGGTCAGGTTCATCTTGCGTCCAGCGCGCCGATGCTTGCCTAGTCGCATATTGACTTCTTCGGTTAGCGGATCACCCGCTACCGCCGTCTCGAAATACGGCACTGGCAATTCGCCCGGGCGCGTGTTTTTCGTATAGGCGAGGTTGAGATCATCCATCGTACGGAACTCTGGAAAGGCGAGCATTGGGACAACCCATGCCTCAACCACCACGTCGATCCCGTTCATAAGAACTTCGACGGTTTCTTGCATTTCGAACGCGAATGCAAATTGCCCCTTCATGCTGTCTTCACGCAGCAATGGAACCACCGCCAACGGAACGACCTTGCCAGCGGGCAACGATGTCATATTCCGCACTGGATGCTTGCGGCGGGTGCGCGGCACGGCTAGCGCCTGTGTTTCGTGCCTTGTTTTCAACGCCATGTTTTTTTCCTCTTGTTAAAAATGGACGATACCGCCCTGTGACCTGCGTTTGCAATCGTCGCCGCGACCTTACGAGCGCGACGACACGTTGTGCATGGTTTTTTCGCCTTTTTCAATTGGCTGGCCCGAACCATGGGTCCACAAATTCGAACACCGCCTTGCCGAGCGAGTTAAACCCGCTTGCGGCAGGTGGCCGTGACATCACGCCCGCCTTGATCGTATCGAACGCATTTGTGGCTGCTCTGGCTATCGGCTGCCCGAACTTCTTGTTTCGGTCAAGCGATGTCATCCCTGTGACATTATACCAGAGATCGTCAAAGCCAGTGAGGCCCCACGCAAGAGTGGAAGCAATTTCACTGTCCCCATACCGTGTCTCGAACGCTTCCGCGCCCGCTACCGTAGGATCAATATTAAATTGACGCCACGGATTGGTGGTTTCTGGCGCCTCGATGCTAGGCATCATCGGTGCACCCTTTGCCGAGGTCGCGAGCCGGGACGCCGCTGAATAGCTGGCCCCGACTGCGGATGATCCACCGCCCGCACTGCGGCTTGTGGCATCCCATCCCAGCGCTGCGGCCATGCCGCCACCGCCTTTAGATGGCGCAGGGGGGAAATAATTCGCCCCCATCGTTCCGCTACTACCGAGCGATCCGAACCCCTTGAACACAGACCCGGCGAAGGCGTCCATGGTTGAAGAGAGTGCTCCAGAGAACACACTCCCCATTGATGGCACGGCACCCTGTGCCGCCGCCGCCGCCATGGCATTCATGCCAGTGGTTGAAGTCGTCGTAAACGCCGACAGTCCACCGGCATTTAGCAAGGTCATCGGATGATAACCATTGTCGATTGCCGTCTGGTTCATCTTGGCCAAATCCACTGTGTGACTCGTCACCACTGGAACTTTGGCCGCTTCCGCCATGAGTTTCGCATTCTTCTTCGCATCCTTGCGGGCGAAGAAGCCGGAAATCAGGCTCCCCAGAAACGCTGTGTGCACTTCCGGGCCTGATGTCGTAGTCATCAAGTCCCATATTACGTCATGCACCCCGGCGTTTCCTTCTTATCAGCACCACCATCAGATCGAAGCCGACTGCGGCGAGTGCACCCACACTGTTTACGACGATATCCGCATGTTCTGCGGCTACGCCGTATGTTACGAGTATCGTGGCTATTGTAAGCCCGATCCTCTTGACAGCTGGGGTCAGCAGTTCTTTAACCACCGACCCCAGCGCATCTGTACTTTCCATTTAATCACCCCCTTTCGTCATACTTCCTTGAACTGCTTCGCGGGGGTTTGCAAGAGGTTTTTCAGCACCATGGCACGTATTTTTTTGCAGCTCCGCCTCCGGCTCTGCGTTTGTTATGCCCCTCTGGTCTTGCCTTACACTGTTTTTTTTCGTCGCGCGCCTTCGGCGACTGCGGTGCAGGCTCCGTTAGTTTCGTTACAGGCTGTTTTTTTTGCGGGGCTTTTTTAATTACCGTGCTTGGCGTAAAGCCGTGCTGTGTTGGTATGGGCGTCACTAACGCCGCATAGTTGGGTTTTGCCCGAGGGGCAACGTTCCCAGCTCTTGCCATCGCATCCCCGACAACGTCAA